CAAAAGAGCGTCTTTCCTGGCGTGTTGCGCATAATTGCACATAGGCTCCGGGACCTAGTATGGATAAGGAGTTGACTGAATGTCTAGTTAAGACACAAGGTCATAAACACAGCTTGCATGGCGTGTGTTATCGGTTAATTCCCTTTCAGGGAATCATTATACTCGTGGTGAGTAATTATTAATATACCCCATGTGACTTGGAGATGTCACAATCAAGCGTTACTGATCATAAAGTAAGATCTAATTAGCCACTTTGGCTGGACACTGATAAATAAGTGCACCAAAAAATCCCTCTGGGTAAATAAATTGTAGGTTTTGAACCTTCTACATGATAGGCTCGCCATTGCCTTTAGGCCTCCCAAAAATCTCCCGATTAATGAATAAACAAAACCGATCCAGCGGTCAAACTGCGATAAAAACCATTTCAACCAAATTCACTGGCCCTTCGCCTAAGGGTCAAAATAGACGCAAGCAATTTGTGTCTAGGACTCTAATAGGCCCTTTATTGCCTAATCAGAAACGTCGTCGGAAAATAAAAAAACAAGGAAATAGACCCATGGGTTCTACTTACATGGCAACTGATGGATTGAATAGATCTCGTGTTGTAACAAATCGTTCCACGATAGAAGATCGCTTTCAATTAAGGCGTGAGAAGATAGGCAATGTCAGTGGCACGGCTGCCTTTACTTTAGCTCAATCTCTTTATATCAATCCTGGTAATACAGTGTTATTTCCAATATTTAGCCAAATTGCTGCCACTTACGAAGAGTACCGATGTAATTTTTTGCAATTTTCTTTTGAGTCTGATGCCTATACTGCTACTAATGGCACAGCGTCAGCAGGTAAAGTCATATTAGCTACTAATTATGATCCTGATGATGTGTCCTTTACCGGTGATACCCAAATGGAAAATTATGTTGGGTCAGTAAAAGGACCACCTTATGCTCCAGTTATCATGCATGATGTCATGCAAGGACACAAAACACGCAATTCGCGCAGAGGCGATTTTGCTTTGAATAATTACTTTGTCAATCCAAGTGGCAATTCTGCCGCTCCTTCAGGCAGTACATCTAAGTTTTATGACTTAGGTCTGTTTCAGATGGCAACCTCTGGTAATGCTGTTACCACTGAAATAGGTGAATTATACGTTACTTATTCTTTTACCATGATTCGGCCAAAGCAACAAACACCTCTTGGACAGAATCTTTTACAAGCCCACATAGCTGAATTTCCCAGTGCCTCTGCTAATTCACCAACATATTATTTAGGAACAACTGGTGGTGTGCTTAGAGCTGGATCTACTCTCCAAAGTGTAGTTGGTAGAGCTACCTTCACGCTCCCTGTGGTAGGTACATTTGTCGTCGCATCCCAGTGGAATGGCAGTGTCACTAATCCTCCTACCTTTGCTTTGGGTTCAGCTATTACTGCCTATGCTATTCTGAATGATAGTGCTAACGGTCTTGTACAATCTATTTCTTCAGGCACTAATACTACTTCTATAGCTATTTACAATGTGGCAACATCTGGTACTGGTACAGCGAATACCATTACCATCGGTTCTTTAACAAACTTAGCAGCTGGTACTGCTGATATTTTAATTGTACAGATATCGACAGGGTTAGCTTATAGCCCTTTACCTAATGTAATTACTAACAATAACCTCGAGACGTATTTTAAATCCTTTCTTGAGCGTAAATTTATAAATTTAAATGACGATGCGCCTGTGCTAGTGGAGGAGCACAAGGAGCCTGTACTCAATAGTGATTCAGTGTGCCGTAAATTGTTCGGCTTATAATTTTATCATTATTTTGTTTTGTTGTATAGAGTGTTTGAGTTAAAATGTATTTTATAGTTAGAATGTGTTTGAGTTATTAGATAAATCAATTATTATATTTACTTATTTATGCGAAAGTTCTTGTGGATTAGTGCTCGCCTTGAGTTGCGACTATGATAGTGTTTAGAGTCACCCCACATCTTTCATTTTAATATAGCTGCTTGCTTAAAGCCCCCCAGCCTGGCCGCTGGGCGATATTAGCCCGATACAGTGGGTTTGTCTTGCAAAATGCAAATGACGAGAATGGGTTCGTCACCCCTTAATGAGAGTAATGATCTCGTTACGCTGTCGCATTCCGTGGAATCGACAAAAGTTCCTACCCCTACGAATTTCCTTAAAAGAGATTTAAGCACTGCTCGTGTAGAGCTTGACACTAGCCTAATACAGTTGGCCGATTTGACTGAAATTATGAATTCCTCACGACCTGAGACCCTTAATAGGGAGCAAAAAACAGAAAACAGAAAAATGAAAAGACTAAAACAGATTGAATTACATAAGGAATGGTGTGATAAACAGTATAAAAAAATGAACATGAAGGTGAACTATTTTCCTTCTGGTATTGGACAATTATACTATTGTGATAGAAGAGCATATATATCTTCACAAAGTGGCAAGAAACTGAGGAACTTAGTTTCATATTTACATATCAATGATCACCTGTCTTACTATATACCGGTGAAATACGCCAATAATATGCAACTTCTAGCCATGGCGTGTTCGTTAGATATAGATATTTTTTCTTATATCAAACTTGAAGATGGACGTTTAAGTAAAAATAAAAACAAAGGCAATGGTGTTTGGTTACGTGATCTCACAACTGAAGGAATCGAACCAAATCCTGGTTGGGGAACTGATCCCCTTGAATCGTCTTATTTTTTTAAACGTGATGCCGATGGGGTTATAGATTATAGTGTTCCACCTGAAGATGAATATGAATATGATGTTAAACATGTTAGTGGTGTTGAAACCTATGCGTCTGAATCTGCACATGTTCAATCCAAACCTATTACTCAATTATCACCTGAGTACTCAACTGAACCCGCAAAGAAAAAACCTAAACGACGCGGTGATAAGAAAGTTGGATCTGGTTTTGTCATTAAGCAGTGTTATGCATTTGCCAAATATGGCACTTGTAAATATGGAAACAAGTGCCATTTTGATCATAATCCGCCTGTTGGTTTCTCATCGCCTATTAAAGGCAAGTCTAAGAATGACGAACCTCAAGTTTGTAAACATTTTAAGTCTCATGGACATTGTGGTTACAAGGATTGCAAGTTTGAACATCCAGGGAAATATAAGAAAGTTAAGAATTATAAAAAAACTGGTAATTCGGGTTTTAAACACAAGGAAAACAATATGAAAAAACAGTTTGGAATGGCCACCGACAATTTTAAATCATGGAGACCTAAAACCGAACCTGGGCCTAAAGTAAATATGGAAAGCGACAACTTTTATGCCATACCCATTTTCCATGAAGAAGAATATTCTCTTCCAGTTTTCCATGATGATCTCAGTAAGATTGAGTCATCTATCTCTACTACTCAAAGACGACCTTCATTAACTACGACTATAGTTAGGCCGTCCCGTGACCCTTCGCCTTCGCGTAATATAACTGTCAACATTGCCCCACCTATTGTTAAACGTAGCGAACAATTGGAAGAAGAAATAAAATGTCTTAAATTACAAGATGAGTTGGATGTTGGCGGGTCGTTATGGGTATCATTGCAACGCAATAGATTTATTATAAATAATAATAAAAATCGAGATCTACGTGTTCGTACTTCTAAATATGAAATCGATGAACGAGTATATATGAAATACTGTAAAGATTTAGACGGTGTGGAGATGATAGGATTAATACCTAAAAAATTTTTTATAGAAATACCCGAAGGTTTTCTTGAACAACTGGAAACATCTATGTCTTTATTTCAGGAGTATTCCAAAGAAAATTATCAGATACTAAGAGCGTATTGCCACCGTCTTCTTAAGCAGTTGTCAATTACTGCTGTGATAGAACGCGATTGTGTTGTTTGGTGTCCTATTATAGTATGGCACAACGCTACAATTAGGCATCAAATTTCTAACCCTTATAATGAATTGCGAGAACACGTTATTCATAATGATTTTACGACCTTATCTTTCATTGATGGTAATGATGGTGCTGAGACTAGATATAAAAGACATGGTATAGG